TCTGGGATGGTTTTACCCCCCAGAAAATGGTCACAATGTTTGATGATTTTGGTCAGATACGTGATGTTGTCGGTAATCCTGACGGTGAAGCTGCCAATGCTATGCGTGCTGGTTCTGGTTTCGAAATGTCTTTGAACATGGCTGAACTTACTCAAAAGGGATCGTCTGTGTTTAAGTCTAAGTTTATGTTTGCTACAACGAATATGAGAAAAATAGAGTTTGAATCTATATTATCGAATGAAGCTCTTCTGAGAAGATGGGATTTCACATATATCGTATGTCCTAAACGCAAGTATTGTACGAAGGAATCAAGAAATAAAGACTACTATAATCGCCGGTTTGACGTTAATAAACTACCAACCCAGATTGTGGAAGATCTCGAAACGAAGTATAAACCTGGAACTTCTACTATCTCTACTTTGAATCCTGATATGCAAGAATTCCATCGTGTCCATAAGATAACACAAGAACTTATGGGTGGTAACCCCCTCACTTTTAATGAAGTGGTGGCAGAGACATTGGAAGCTTATCAGCTGAAGCGTCTCCAGTATCTAGCGCAAGCTAGAGCTTTTGGAGCAACGGCTGCAAGATATGAAGCTATGTTTGCTGAAGCGAAAGACGAAAATGATCTTACAATGGATGATGTTAAACCTCAGGGTTTATTTGGTAATCCTTTAGCTATTGCTGAAGGAGGACTCTTCTTTACTAAAGATGAAGGGCTCCAGTATCTTGAACCTCTGATAGAACAAACCGAAATCGTTTATGATCATTCTCTTATGGATGAAGCTATTAAACAGGCCAAAGACTTGTCAGCGCCACATATCGTGAAGAAAAATGTGGTAGATGATATCCTTGGAGGTTTATCCCCTGGACTTAAAATGGCCGTGAAGTGGATGATGAATGAGGTTTCCGAGTGGGAACCCGAGACTGAAGCCAAGAATTGGACTATGCTTGAGGAATTGTGTGATAATACCTTTGAACACAAGGGAGAATTGTTTCAACACCCTTATCCTCTTACACTATATAATCTACTTAGGATTTATGGTACTCCGTTTAAGGATGCTTGGGCAGCTGGACATATTCTAGTGACGCGACCCCGGTTTGAGAGGTATGTCTATGACATGCCCCCAATAGCTTTCTCTTTTACTGCCTTGGATAAAATCAAGGCTTTTATGAGTGAACTTAAGGTTCGTTTCACCAATTGGTGGAACGATAGCTATCTCCGTAAAGCGTGGGACTTGATAAGTCCATATACTGGCTATATTTTAGCTGGTGTAGCCGCTCTTGCAGGTTATTTTACTTACAAGGGTTGGACTTCTGTAAATGAAGAAGATGGTGAAACTGAGGGTGAATCTTTTGGTTTCTCAGACAGGATGAAAACAAGTACGCGAAAGCTACCTAAG